TGATTGGTTTGATATGACTGATGATGTAGGTGATGCTGAGGCAGAAGATGTAGCATTTCTACGTAAGCAACTTAAAGAAGATATGAAGTTTGCTAAAGCTCGTAGCTCTATCTCTGATGTAATCCTTAATGCAGCTGTCTTTGGACAGGGTATTGGTGAGATTTACATGGAGGAGATTACAGAGTTAGTCCCTGATACACAACCTGTATTAGATGGTGCTATGTCTGCTGTGGGTGTTGTTGAGAAGGAACGATTCCTAATCAAGATGCGTCCTATCCTGCCTCAGAACTTCTTTATTGACCCCCTAGCAGCTAGTATAGAAGATGCTCTAGGCTGTGGTACTGATATATACGTGCCTCAACATCAAGTACAGAAGGATATTGACAGTGGTATCTATCGTGATGTGGATATTGGCACAGTAGAGCCTGAAACAGAGCTAGAAGCTAGTGATGACATAGAAGTAACTGATAGTGATGGTGTTAGATTGACTCGTTGGTACGGTTTAGTCCCAACAGAGCTATTTAATGAAGCAGCTGAAGAGGGAGATGAGGTAGATACTGATGATTCTTTTGTTGAGTGTAATATTGTTATTGCTAACGGCAGCACGTTACTTAAAATAGAAGCAAATCCCTTCATGATGAGGGATAGAAGCATTGTAGCGTTCTCTTGGGACACTGTACCTAGTCGATTCTGGGGTAGAGGTGTCTGTGAGAAGGGCTACAATAGCCAAAAGGCCCTTGATACTGAATTACGGGCACGTATAGACGCCCTTGCCCTTACAGTCCATCCTATGGTGGCTGTAGACGCTTCTAGGCTCCCTCGTGGTGCTAAGTTCCAAGTTAAACCCGGTAAGACCTTCCTTACTAATGGTAATCCTAGTGAAATCATCCAACCCTTTAACTTTGGCTCTGTAGACCAGATTACATTCAGTCAAGGTGCTCAATTACAACAAATGGTACAACAAGCTACAGGTGCTGTAGATGGAGCTGCATTTGCTCAAGCTGCTGCAACTGGTGACACCAACAGTGGTGGCATCTCAATGGGCTTAGGTGCTATTATCAAGCGTCACAAGCGTACTCTTCTTAACTTCCAAGATAACTTCCTAATCCCCTTCGTGGAAAAGGCAGCTTGGAGATACATGCAATTTGAACCAGAGCTTTACAAAGCAAAGGACTACAAATTTGTTGTTTCTTCTTCATTGGGCATTATTGCTAGGGAATATGAAGTTACACAACTGGTACAGCTTCTACAAACCATGGGTCAAGACTCTCCTCTTTATCCTTTACTTGTCGAAAGTGTTGTGGAGTCTATGAACTTAACTAATAGGGAGAAGATTTTAGCTAGTATTAAAGAGTCACAACAACCTAATCCTGAAGAGCAAGAAGAAGCTCAGATTCGTAAAGAGTTTGAACGTATGTTAGCTGAAGCACAGCTCAAGAAGATTGCAGCTGAGACTATGGAGATTGAGACTCGTATTGAACAGAATAGAGTTGAGACTCAGATGTTACCTATTGCTGAACAGACTAAGCGTATTCAAGCAGATGCACAGGGTGACTCTAACGCTGAAGAACAAGCTAGGTTTGATGCAGAGATTAAGATAGCTGATATGCAGCTTAAAGAGCGTCAAGTGGCTGTTGCAGAGGTACAAGCAGCTACACAAGCTACTATGGCTCAGAACAACCAGAATGACTCAGACAACCTAGATAAGGCATTACGTGAGCAGTAATACAACCAAGCTTCTAGCCTTAATCCAATCCCTTAAGTCAAGGATAGACTTAATGGGGGCTGAGGTACAGGAAGTGGAGGCTCAAAAGGGTGATACTGGATTAACTGGGGATAAAGGTGATAAAGGAGTCACAGGGGCTGTAGGAGCCTCTGGAGCTGATGGTAAGGTAGGTAAGGTAGGGTCAAAGGGTAAAGACGGCTCAGACGGGCACACAGGAGCTTCTGTGGCCTCTGCAAAGATAGATATAGATGACCATCTAGTTCTAACACTCGATAGTGGAGAAGAGTTAGATGCTGGAGAGCTTCCCGTAAGAGAAAGTAATGCACCAACTAATATTAGATACACAGGTGGGGCTACTCCCTCAGACATACAGGGTAACATCTACCATGTACTAGAGAGTGAAAGACACGATGTGCCAACAAGAAGACAGGTTACTATTCATGGTGAGTATATTCTTGAAGGCATATTAGAACTAAACGGCACAGCACAACTAGTACTGGAGAACTAACAGAAATGGCAGATATACACTTTCAAGAACAAGCAGAACCTAGTACACCACAAGGTGGTAAGACTAAGCTTTACGTGGATGAGGCAGACTCTCATTTAAAGACAAAGGATAGTACTGGCACAATAGTTGATTTAACTAGTATTGGTAATGCACCCTTAACAACGTTCTTAGTACAAGATGCTGGTGGTTTATCTGGGACTCTTGATAGCACTATTGAATATATAATTGATGGTGTCATTGATATGGGCTCTCAATCCATTGAAGTACCAGCTGGAGGGTTAAACCTAAAAGGCCACAACTTTAATGTATCAAAACTAATTTCTAGTTCTGTTGGTTATACTATGTTTACAAGCCCTGTTGGTGGTTCTGGGGACTTGTTAGGTATGGACTATGCAGTTGAAGTAACAGGTTCAGGTTCTAAAGTTTACAACCTTGTTGCAGATACAGGGTTTGAGTCTTTTGAGTTTGAACGTATTAATTACAATGACTGTTCTTCTTTAGGTTCTGTTGAGGGATATAGACAAGGTCTAGAAGGTGGTACTGGCAGGTTTGGGGGAAGGCCAACACTAACCCTAACAGGGACTTGGTTGGGTGGCTACTTTATAGACACATCTATTGTACGAAGCTTAGACTCTGGTATGACCGGCTCTTTGTATGAAGCAGGGGCTGGATTCTCTATGGGTTCACGATTTAGGTCTAATCAAAATATTGACTTACCTGCATCTGCTTCTTTCTTTGACTTCTCTTCTTCCAACTTTACCCAACCATCACTTATTCAACTAAGTGGTTGTATTATGACTAGGGATGGTGTTGTAGATTCAGCTGACACAAACCTCACTCCAAACATTGATGCTTCTAACTTGATGTGTAAGTGGAGAGATAACATAGGGCTTGCAAATACCTTTGAAGGTGGTGAGTTGGATATAACAACAGAGGTAGAGACAGTTATTAATGTATCTGGAACCTATGAAGATGTATTAGGTACATATACCCCAGCTGGACTTCAGCACTTTGATGAACCTGCAAATGGGCAATTAAGGCACTTAGGTTCTGACCCCAAAGAATATAAGATACAAGGTCAATTAGTTATTGATGGTGGGGCTAATGATGTAGTAGCAGTTAAAATTGTCATATTCAGAGATGCCACAACAAGCTTTGAAGATGGAAAGATAATCATTAGACAGATAGCTCAATTACAAGGTGGTCGTAACGTGGGGTACTTTGTCTTGTATGATAACATAACACTATCCCAGAATGACTATGTTAAACTTCAAATAACAAATCAGACTGATGTAACAAATGTAACAGCAGAACTTAACTCTTATTTCACAGTAGAAGCTAGATAACTTAGGGGATAACATAACATGGCAATACATCACCACACAGAGAAAGAAAAGAAAGCTATTGTTAGAAAGCGTAAGAAGACTATTAAGAGTAGAAAGAAATGAAATTACTTAAATACTTAGCAATAGCACTCTTCTTAACAGGTTGTACCACTATTGAGATTTACGATAACTCAGGTAGTGTTGCAGTTGAGGTTAGCAAGAATAAACCAGTACAGGAGCAATAGCAGAATGTCAGCAGGTAGAATCATTAGGGCTATTGTAGCCAAGAAGAAACGTAAAGCTCCAAAGAAAAAATCAACTAAATAGGATTATATATTATGCCAGTTACAACTTCATTCCCAGTTACAGCAAGTGACTCTGCAATCTTCCGTGCTACTTTCATTAGTTGTGCTACAGCAGGTACTATTGTACTTAAGAACGCTGGTGCTGCAACAGTAACCATTACAGCTAATGCAGGTCAATGGTATCCTTGTGAAGGTGCTGATAGAGTTATGGCAGCTTCTACTGCTGCTGACATGGTGGCGTTCTAGTCATGTCACACAAAAGCTTTTTTGATGTTAATTCACCATCATTCAGGTTTATTGTTGGAGCTAGTACTGGTGCTTTTTCACCTTTTATTGGTGACATATATGAACCTTCTTGGATAAGTGACTTCAATCTACCCCCACAAGACGCCCAAGGCTGGTCGATCCTCACGCCTTCAGCCACTAGCCGTATTATGTATGTATCAAATACTGGTAACGATGGTACTGCTACTATCTACAATAGCTCATCCTTTGTGGATTATAGAAACCCAACAAGTGAAAATTCCTACCTAACCATTGCAGCAGCAGAGGCGCAACTACGTGATGGATTTGATGATTATGTGCTCCTTAATCGTGATGATACGTTTGCATTAACATCTACCTTTAACTTTTTAGATGGGACGTCTATTGCTAAGCGAATGGTATTAAGCTCTTATGGCAGTGGAGCAAACCCTGTTGTTGAGCATAGGTTTACCACAGATGGAAACATGGTTAGGTGGTGGCAAGGTGCAGGACATTTCACAGCATTACAGCATATTGATTTTGCGCACCCAAGAAAAGACCCTGATGATGCTGAATTTGATGGTTGGGGTGTGTCTCCAACACGCGACGATGCGTGTTTAAATGCGTTCCATGGCACAACGACAGTTGATTCAATTTTAATAGAGGGTTGTAAAATGCCTTTCTTTAATCACGGAATAACAATACAAGGTGACAATCACAACATTATAGCAACAGATGTACTTATTAGGCGTAATATTATTAGTGACAGTTACACAGATGGCGGCGGCTTACCAGCTGGTATATTTTTAAATGGCACTCATGTATTGCTTGAAGAGAATTATTTTTCTCAGTGTGGTTTTTATGTTCACGCAAGCACCACATCACCGGCAACCGTATTCAATCACAGCTTTTACCACACACATGCTAACTTTTCTATTTACAGGAACAATATATCGTACAACCCTGCTAACCTGCATATAAAAGAAAGAACTGACCCTTATCAATCAACTATTGCAGTTACATTGAATGGTGCAGCAGAAACAGCTATAGTCTGTGATGACGCAATATCTACAGAATTGCCATCAACAGGCATATTCACAATAGAATTAGACGGGGGAAGCGCGCTAGATGTGCCTTACACATCTTTTACGGGTAGTACCTTTACCATACCCTCAACCAACTTTACCGGTGATAACGCAACGCTGGGCAATGAAGTAGGTGCAAACTTTATTGAAAGTGACAGTGTGGCTGCTTATGGAAACTCAATGGTAGATGGAGGTGTAGCAGACTCATTTGGCGGTAATCAAAAGAACACTGTAGCTATTAGTGAAGCTATGGCAAGATTTGATAATCATTCATATCAAGATAATGTGTCAATTAATATAGGTAAATCCCAAAATACTGGTCAGGTAGTGGGTTTTGGCGCGGATATGTTAGACCACAGCAATGCAGTTATTGAGGACAACTACTTCTTACCTACTGACAACGCATCTGTTACAAATACCTTTGCCATTAACGAGGGTGGTTATGCTCAAAGTAACCTAATAACTAATAACCATGCTTATCTATCTGGCAACTACCAATTGCAAACACCATCAATATCTAATGCCTTTGATATTAATGCGGCTGAATATACAGACCCAACCGTAAACATAGAGAGCTTCATGACTTCCATTGGTAAAACGTCAACGGCGGAAGCATTTAGGGCTGAAATTAGATTGCAAGATGTGGGTAATTGGGGTGATATAACATCTACCAATTTAAACACCTACTTAAAAGATGGTTTTGCCCTTGTTAATACCAGCGTCTTTATAACTGACCTAGTAGATGCGAATCTAGTGGTTGGTGAAGATTATGTAGTATCTGTTGATGTGATAAGTGATGAAACCTACACTGTTGAATGGTTTGTTGACAGTGTAATTGACTTAACCAACACCTCACTCACATTTACAAAAACAGCAGCAACAGATACCTTTACATTACGTTGTGATATTGTCTCCTCTAGCAGTACAGTCTCTTCAACCATAGCTGATATAACAGCTCCATCAGCACACTCAGGTATTATTTTAACTCTTAATGGGACTAATAGCTATTTCACTTACACACCTGTTACCCCAAGTATTGGAGACACTACGTCATTTACATACATTTGGGATGGTGTCAATCCATCAGGAAGGGTTACATTAGTTGGTGGAGAGGCATCCAATCAGTTCACAATCAATAGTAGTGGTAACTTGGATATAGGTGGCACCCCTGTATTCACAGTAACTATTGATACCGTTCCATATTTATCTGGGGCGGCTCTACCTACAGATGGTCTTGAGCATGATGTGGTACTAACATGGACAGATGGTGGGCACCCTTGCGAGTTTGTAGGAAGGCGTCCTACTGGCGATAGGCATTTTGATGGTGAGATTTGGAATTTATCTCATAATATTGGTGGGGTAGAGACATCATACCATGTTGATTCAGAAGGTACAGATGGTCAAACTGAGCCAGCCTTTATTGGTACAGGGACTATTACATATCATAATACTATAGCAGGAGATTGGAATGCAATTCCTTAATATTAATAATGTGGATATTTAAAATGCACACAATAAAACTAGGGGATATATAGTGACAGGCAGTGATTTAGAAATAGCATTAGTAGACATTAACCGCGTTTTCAAGCTACTAGAGGATAGAATAAGTAAACTGGAGAAAGCTCCTAAACCAGCTTCTCCTGCTAAAACAATAACTAAGAGAGTAACACCAAAGAAACCTACAAATAAAGCTTGACTTTTGTAAGTCTTTGTGTTACACTCCACCGTTCTTACTATGACTACATAACATAGTTTTATATAAATGTCAATACCCTAAGAGGGGAAAATATGACACCAGAAACACAAACCCATTACGACACCTACTTTAACTTATTTGCCACAGAAGGCTGGAAACAGTTCGTAGCATTTGCAGAAGAGAGTAAGGAGCGTATCAACCAACTACAAGAAATACGAGATGAGAAACACCTGTACGGTGTACAAGGTCAACTTCTTGTCTTAGACCATGTAATTAACTTCCAAACTATGAATGAAAATGCCTATCAATCAGTCCTAGACGATGAGAAGCTTGAATCAGAAGAGGAAGATAATTACAATGTCTAAACTTAAATCCACAATACTTACCCAAGTACGGAGTTACTAATATCATGGCTGCTAAAA